CCGTTGCGAGAAACTAATGCTCCTACTGCTGGTCCTAAAACCTCTCCAAATGGAGGTGAAAGTGATTCGTCTACTATTCTTACTGTAACATTTGGTCTTGCCATTTTATCTTCTCCTTGATAAAGTAATAATATATGTCAGTGATATGTATTGTTTTTTACATTTTCATGTAAACCAGTGTTTCATATCTATAGGTGCGTCGAATTCCACTTTTTTCAGTGGTTTATCGCTTAAGATCCAATAATCTTCGCCTATTTTTTCTGCTTTTTCTGGATCTTGTCCGCCATCATCAAAAAATCCAAAAGGCATAATTTCTGATTCTATTTTTTCTATTTCGTGTTTATACATGTCCAGACGAATATCCAGATCTGTCAAATTTTTGAAAAAATCTTGTCTGGTTGCCCATGCAAAGAAAACAAGGCACATTACTAAATCGTCATTATGTCCGTCGTCTGCTTCGAAACTTGTTCGTTTGGCAATAAAGGTTGTGAGCTCGTCTATTATATCTATATCTTCAATTATTAATTTATCTTGCTCAATCAGATTCTTTAAAACCGAGCATCCTAGTTTTTTAACAAGAGTAGTGGTTCGAACGCCCATTTGTTGGTTTCGGTTTCCATACTCAGTAATAATTTGACCTTTTCTGCCTAAAACATTAACTTTGATTAAATTTTCATATTCGAGATCAGTATGTAAAATATCTGCGACTTGACCACCTATATCATTAACCTCGACTAAACAATAGGCATCATTATACTTTTTACCAATTGATCGGACTATAGATGGTAACACCAAGGGGGATGTTATATTATTTCGATACTTAGCGACAATTTTATATGGAGTTTGAGTGACATCCAATACCACCACTGCACTATAATCTTTTCCCTGTCCCCGTGATGTATCCACGGTCATGAAATAGACATGATCTTTTTTAACATCCTCTTCGTCGTTTTCTTTTCTTACGGGTTCTTCGTAAATCCAGAAACCGTCTTTATTTCTCACGAGTGGTTGTTTCCAATACATGGAATTCAATTTAGCTGAAGATATCAGCGTATTGCTTGAACCGATAAAATCACATTCAAACTCCTGCTGGAACTGTCTATCCGATGTGTTTTGAATTGTTTTTTGTTTCCATGCTTCATTTCTCAGAGGACCACCCGGATATTCTGGAACCTGGCTCCAATGTACATCTATTGCTTTGTATTCGTTTTTATTATTAATAGCACCCTTCCAGAATTGATAAAACATATTCAATCCGTTTGGTGTTGAAATAATAATAACCTGAGTTGTTTGACCAGAGGTTACTGTTGGATATACGGAACTAAAGAATTCTTCGGATACATTTGTAGGAACGTGAGCAAACTCGTCCAGTACAATAATGTTATAAGAACCACCACGCACCGCACTTGAACTTGTTGCGGCGGCGATTATTCTTGATCCGTTCTCTAATTGAATAGAATGTTTATTCCATTCTACTATTCCCTGCTGTAACCATAATGGCAAATATTCATATGCCATTTTAATTCTTGCTAAAACTTCTCTTGCAGCAGATTGCTTGTTTGCAAGAATTGCGATATTCATATTTTGATTGAATAATGCTTTTTGTAGCAAGTATCCAGGACCTACAGTTGTAGTCTTTCCTGACTGTCTTGGTAATTTACAAATAACATGTCTATTATTCCAAAGAGTATTAATTATTGTTTCTTGATAATCATACAAATTAAATGGAACGATACCAGAGTCTAGTGACACTACTTTGATATAATTTTTAGCAAAATGTATAGGATCGTTGGCGCATTTTAAATATTCCTCTACCTGTTCTTTGGTAAAGTCTATTTTAACACCAACTGGTTTTAAATTGCTATTTCCTAAGTAACCTTTTCTGTTATATTTAACCGGCATCGTCTTCGCTTTCTGCATCAATTAAATTTTCACCTGATTTAAATTGACTTCTTGATTTATTTAACAAATTCTGTAGGTCGGTAGTAGAACCGACATATATTGAATTGTTTGTTGTATTTTTAATAGAAACTTTATCTTTATCTGCCTCATTTGCTTTTGTGTGCAGATCTAGAAGATCCTTGTTCATCTCACTGAGTGTTTTTAGAAGGGTCGCAGCGACCTCATACGCTCTTGGAGAGTCACCTGCGGTCGCAACCCGCATAATTCCATCTACCGCGTCCATACCCGTTCCTATCAATTCCTTGATACCATCTCGGGCAGAATCAAAATCTGTATTAAGTAATTGCTCTCTTCTTTCGCGTTTTAATTGCGACAATTGTTTTTTATCAACTATGGCTTCTTTTGGAGAATCCGTAGGTTCATATTTTATTTCAAGTGCTTTTGATATTTTTTCTTCAGACATAATTTAAACCTCATATTACAGAAGACCCATCTGTCATTGTGACGCTTCCAGTTGCGGCATTTCCTGTCCAACCAAAGTCCGTAATAAAATTGGATGGAGCAGCAGTAGAACCCAACAAAGAATTGAAGAAATTGACTTCGGATGTTTCGATAGAAACTGGCGTTCTTTGTTTGATTTGTCCATACACATATGTTTTTGCTGTAAAATCAAATACAGATGTTATCAATCTTCTTGTGGAAAAATCGCCCTCAAAATCTTCATTTGTTGCGACAGAGTTCAAAACAAAAGGAACATCGACTTTACTAGACAAAGGATTCATATTTAAACTTACCGTAAAATCTGGAGCAAAGTTTGGCAATATTTGCTCTACTATTTGTAAGGTGTCTGTTACATTTCTTGTGAACAGATATAAGTTAAAATTGATGTTGTAGGGAACTTCAGACCACATGGAATACTCTGTTCCATCAATTTGTTTTGCAATGTTTTTTAGTTTATTTACTTTTCTTGTTGGGTCATACAGATATGTTGTTATATCAAATCCCAATCTAGGAAGAGTTATCTGCACATGCTGATTGTCTGTTATTGTGTTATCTTCTCTTAGTTTTCGTAAAAACTTTTCCTTGGGTCCGTAAGTTATTGGAACTCTTACCTTTTCTGTAACATTATTAGATTCATCGAATTTGGAAAGATATATTTCGTTAAATAGCGATCCAAACGCTAAAACTAATTTTCTTACACTTTCGTTATAATAACTTGAGTCAATTCCAAACATTAGTATTTACCTTCCGAGAATGGATCTTTATCTGTAAAGTCGAATAGCGATCCACTTGTATTTTTATACTGAATCACATCATTATCTAGATTTGGTGATATTGTATTTTGTGGATCTTTCTGTACTATAATATTTGTTGCAGTAACACCAATTACAGAGAACTCTGCGTTTGAATATGCACCCTTTATAGATTGATTTCCGGTGAGGAATGTACCAGAAACATTTCCAAGATAAAGTATGTCGTAAGTGACACCATCTTGTTGTTCTATAAGAGTTGCGGTTGCAGTTGCATTTGCAAGCGTCGATCCTGCACCACATATACCAGCGACTTGATATAATATTTCGCCTGCTGTATAGTATCCAACAATCGGATCATTTGCAGTAACACCAATGAACATCTTAAGGGCGTACTCTTTCTTATCGCTTTCAATTGTATCGATGTCTGTAATTCCTGTACTGATTTCTTCGTTGCTATAAGTAAACAGTTCACATTCAAGAGTATATGTCGTGAGTGCTCCAAATTGATAAAACGGATCTCTTTTGTTTACATGGTTAATTTCAAATAAAGAACCGCTAAGTGAAAAATAAACTAAATCACCTACTCTTGGATAAACAATGTCGGAATCCTTTGTTGTTACTTCTTGTTCGAATCTAGTCCGTGACAATATAAGAGTAACGCGATCTGTAATGTTTATTCCAAATTTACTAATTACATCTGCCTGTCCATCAAACTGCATAACATTCTTTATGTACATCTCAATTGTATATGCATCCGTGAATTTATTTTGTATATCTTCGCCAAATAATTCATCAATGTTTACATAGTTTCTTGGTATGTAAATCATGTCTCTGCCCATAGAACGAATAGTTTCGATGGTTAGATCGTTTACTAATCGCTGCTCGGCAGTACTATCACGGAAAAAAGGATTTGTTGCCATTTAATTATCCTACCATAAAATCTATAGGCAATTCATATGCTGTTAGCATTTCTAACTCTATTGCTTGGAGTTCTGCCTGTGCTTCTTGGTATATTGCTGCTCCCTTTAGGGTTATACCGCCAGGGAGCTGTACGCCGTCATACTTAGCCATGTTTGCTCCCCATTGTCTTTTGATGAGGGCTGTTAGGTACTTTTTGAGTAGACGGTCGTTATAAATTTCTGTATATTTTTCTGGATCTAGAAGAACAAACGCTTCCAAAACAATATATTGTCCGACAACCATATCTGCTTTTCTTCCCGTAATATGTACTCTATTAGTAACTTTGCTAAATGTTATTGATTTTTCAGGTTGGAAGAAATCCTGAATCAATTTAATATATCTTTTAGCAGAATCATAGGATGCAAGACCCATAGATGGACTTCCACCCAATCCACGATTGATACCAAAGTAATCAGTCAGTGCTAATTGATAACGAATGTCAAACATATCAACGGTGGTTAACATACCAAATTGGAAGATTTTAACAATGCTCAATATATCATTACCAGTGGGGCCATCGCCACCGGGGCCATTTGTAGGACCTAGAGTGGATGTATTGACATAACCATTATCGATATCTGTCTGGGTTAATTGATATTTAAAATATGCTCTTTCGACACCATCAAAGTGTCTTTCCGCAAAATATTGAAGAGCTTCTTCCAAACGATCTTCGCATTGCTGATAATCAACATTGATTTGTATGACAGGATGACCCAGATTCCTGAGCGAATAGTCAATTATTGATTCCTTAGAATTTATTGCCATTTAAAAATCTCCTTACTTATTTATAAGGAGATTTTATTATATTATTCTGGTTTTGCCTGTTCTTCTGGTTTATTCGGAGGTTCGTGAGTCGAAACCTTTATTTTTTCCAGTTCTTTGTATGATATGTTTTCAATATAATATCTTCTGGTTATAGGTGAAACTGCTTCCTCTGGACTTGATGGTTTGTAATTAGTAAACCCTGGCATTTGCAATGGGCAATTTAATTTTGGATAGTCCAATTTGCTATATTCATTGCCTTCGGTATTTAACCAAGTTCCCTTCTTATCGCCGCATCCACATCCACCGCAGAAAAATCTACCATCGGTGGTGCTTTGCTTTAAATATTCACAGGGAGGTAATTGACCATCTTGGTCTTTATTACCAAAACAACTCAATACTCTGAGTTGCTTTATTGGTTTGTTTACTCTTTCGTTCTTCAATCCACGAGAAGTCAAAGCAGTAGCAAAACTCTGCACCATGCTTATTTTTTTACTTAAACTATTGGTTTCTTTTATTTCGTCTTTACGAAACTCAGGTTCATCATTATTCATATTATTTTTCCTACAATTGCACCCCATAATATAACTCCATTTCTATTTATGTCAACAAAATTCTTCTAAAAAACAACATAGACACTCTGGTATTTACAGAAGACAATATCATTCTTCCATAATTGCTACTATCTACAATTGACATATATTGACAATATATCAATTTATCAGTCTTCATTGTTGATGTCATAAATGCACCAATCGGAGCAATATGTTGTTCGAACGCTCCCGTATATTTTTTATATTGATACGCAAAGAATTGCAATTCTTTGATTGATGGTAGATAAAAATCAACAAATCCTTTTCTGTTTTTACCCGCAATAGTATTTGTCAATTTTGTTTTTATACCATTAAATTGTTTATTGTCTCCATAAAAATTATAGAAACCATCGTAATTTGACAAATTGGTATAATTTGTTTGGAATCTTTCATCTGTATCCAAAAATCTTGTAATATAAGTCGCAGGTTCAACTACCAATGCCCATTTATTGTTTGATTTATTTCCAGGCCCTATTGCTTCTGAAAAATAGTTTTTAGCAAAAGAAACTTGTGAAGATCCATATATCGAAGAACCTCTTGGTGTTATTGGTGAACCGGGTTCAAATTTTCCAATATAAAATCCACCTTTATAGAATTCTCCAATAGGAAGGTCTAATGAATCAAATTCGGTTTCGGACATAGTTTCTGGTTCTATTAACCTACTTCCTATTTTTGTCGGAGTTTGTGGTGAATATATGTGATCACAAACTTTCATATCCGTTCTCATAGGAACCCAATATTCAGAACAATCTGATTCTATTGAAAAATTACAATTATATGAATATGTGCTATTTGTTTTGTTCAGAGAATAACAACTTCCATGCTCAAATCCTTCAAATAGTGTTGATTTTGTGGTCATCAGACTAGCGAAATTAGAAGAACCGCAGTTTGCAACACCATTTCCTAACATACTACCTTCGCATAATTTGTTTTTTGAATATATTGCTGGTTCGTTTGAGAGTGTATATCCAAGACAATCTGAACTTTTACATACGTTTTTGCATACAATTCCTGTTGGAACATTTGCTTCATTTCGTTCCATGTAGCAGCAGGATCTTGGAATTCGGGCATCAAGAGTAGTACACCCGGATAAGCTTAATTCATTTGCTGGATATGATTTGATGCACAAATTCCTCGCAACTGCGTCAGACATAGTGGGAGTAGTAGGACATGGTGAATTTGTCCACTCACCACCCAATCGATCACATTCACATTGAGTTGTTGATGTAAGTCCTGTTGTGTTAAGAGTAATCGGTTCTCCGCAACTAACACTAGATCCGTCTGTATTTAAAAATGAGGAATTACAAGAACAGCAGCATCCTATTGTTCCGGGTTGCGGACAGGTAAATGTTTCAATATCTCCATATTGAAAATTTCCGCCAGATTGAAAACATTCGACTAAAGTTTTTGATGTTTTATTTCCCAGAGAATCACAACATACTCCAGTAGATTTTAAATCCCCAGAATAGTCTATTGTGCTTTTTGTTCTTGTTCTAAATTGTATTGCCATATTAACTCTCGCAAAGTTCGTATTGTTTTATTAAATCTGGATCATAAAGAACAGGAACACA